CGTTCCATCTCTCGAGCGACCGGGCGGAAGTCGGCGAAGTGTTTGGCGCGCGGGTGCCGACGGTGACCACGCCGGCCGGGGCCGCGTCGCTCATCCGTGAGTGGTTGACACGTGACGAGCGCCGCGCGGCGCTCGCCGCGGAACTGCCGGCCTGTGTGGCCGAAGCGTCGTGGGGCATCAGGGCCGCCACGATGATCGGAGATTTGCAGACACTCCTGCAGCGGCGGGCTGCCTAGTGGAGGGGAGACACCCATGGCGCGGTATCACGGAAAATCCGGCGTCGTCTATCTGAGCACCACCGGCGCGGGCGTGGCGACGGCGACCACGTCGCTGTCCGGGTGGACGCTCGACCTCTCGACCGACAAGGTCGAGGTTACGGCGTTCGGGGATCTGAACAAAACCTATGTCCAGGGCTTGAAGGACATCAAGGGCACGTTCCAGGGCTTCCTCGACGACACGGGGCTGAGCCTCTTCACCGGCGCCGATTCAACCGACGGCGTGCGGATGTACCTCTATCCGTCGTCGGCGTCGCCGACGGTCTACTGGTACGGGCCGGCGTGGCTCGACGCGTCGATCGCGGTGCCGGTCGGCGGCGCGAACACGGTCACCGGGAATTTTGTGGCGAACGGGAGCTGGGGCCGGAAGCCGTAAGCGATGGCGGTCCGGGTCCAGGGCGACGCCGCGGAGCTGCGCTGGGGCCACTATTGGGCGGCGACGCTGGGGGCCTGGGCGATCGCCGACCAGGCGCTCACCGCGCGCGTCACGCAGGTGGATGCGTTCCGGATCACGCAGCGCCCGCTGGTGCTCGTCGTCCGTGGCCGGCGCTGGGCGGTGGAGCAGCTCGAGGTGACCGAGGAACGGGTGACCGGCTGGGTGCGCGCAGGGAGGTGAGTCCATGGGGCGGTGCCGGGTGGTGCAACCGGATCTCGTGCGGTTGCCAATGTCGGGCGGCGATTACATCGACGTCCAGAAAGAACTGAACGCCGGGGATTACTTCGATCTTCTGGTGGCGATGGCCGACCGCAAGCCGTTCGCCAAGATCCTCACCTATCTGGTCGGGTGGTCGCTCGTGGGGCTCGACGATCGTCCGCTCCCGTACAGCCTCGACCTGCCCGAGAACGTGCGGCGGGACACGATTCGCTCGCTCGATAAAGCGACCTACAGCGAACTCTCCGCGATCATCAATCGCCACGAACGCGCGGAAGACGCGGCGGTCGACGCAAAAAAAAAGACGCCCGCGCCCGCGCTCGCGTCGTCGAGCAGTTGAGGCTGTGCCGGTATATGCAGTGGAGCTATGACGACGTGCGGACGCTGCCGCGGGCGGTGTACGAGACGCTCGTCGACCTCGTGAACGCACAGCAGGACGTGGCGTAAATGGCCATCACCGCGAAATTCCTCGCCGACTTCGAGGCGTTCAAAGCGTCGGCGAAGAGCGCGGAGGAGTCGCTGAAGAGTCTCGAGGGCCAGGGCGGCCGGCTCGAATCGACGTTCGATTCCATGACCTCACTGGCGGGGAAGTTCGGGATCGCGCTGTCGGTGGGCGCGGTGCTGAATTTCGGCCGCGAGCTGGTCAGCGCCGCCGATGCGCTGATGCGGCTGCACGATCAGACCGGCCTCTCGATCGAAGGGCTGCAACGCTTCCAGGTCGCCGGCGACGATGCCGGGAACACCATCGACGAGCTCGCCGCGGCCGTCACCAAGATGGAAGACAAGCTCGCCGGCGGGGATGCCTCCGCGCTGGCGGCGCTCGAGAAGATCGGGATCACCTTCGCGGACATCAAGGACTTGTCGCCGGAAGAGCAATTCATGGCGATCTCGGATGCGCTGCGCGCCATGGCGGATCCCGCGCAGCAAGTCAACGCCGCGATCGACATCTTCGGGAAACAAGGCGCGACGATCCTGCCGACGCTCAAGCGCGGGTTTGATGACTTGAAGGACGCCACGGTCGGCATGAGTGCCGACACCGTCAAGACGCTGGACGAGGCCGGCGACGCCTGGGATCGCTACTACCGGAAAGCGAAAGGCGTCGCCGGGACGGGCCTGGCGCTCTTGTTCAATGCCATCTTCGACCCGCTCGGGGCCAAGCAGTGGACCGCGGCGATTGACGGGGCCGCCGCCGCCGCGGAAAAGGCGGCGCCGAAGATGAAGACCCTCGCCGCGCCGGGCTTGCCGGCCGACCTCAAAGAGATCGAAACGGCCCTGGACGACGACGCGAAGGCGATCAAGAAGCTCACCGAGGACCTGAAGCCCTTCACCGACGCGATGGTCGAGGTCAACTCGGCCGGGATCGGGTGGCAGGGCACGCTCGACACGATCGACGGGACCGTCGTCGAGGCGATCAAGTTCTACGAGGCGGCCGGCGTGTCGCAGAAGGCGCTGGCCATCGCCTACGGACTGACGGACGCCCAGGTTAAATCCGTGGGGAGCTCGCTGCGCGCCGAGGCCGACGCGACGCGGGACGCCGCCCTCGAACATCAACGGCTGGCGGATGCCGCCGCCGCCGCGGCGGATCAACTCGAGCGGGAACGGGAAGCGGCCGACCGGCTGAAGAAAGAGGCGGCGGCGGCGACCGCCGCGATCGAGGCGCTCAAGAAAGCCAACCGGGAAATGGGCAACTCGACCGAGTTCGATGTCGGGACGGAGGCCGGGCGGGCGGCGATCCCGGAAGGCATTCGCACCTGGCTGCACGATGGCTACTCGCTGGCGCAGGCGGCCCAGATTGATTTCCTGATGCGGTGGGGGCTGCCCATCAACGCGAACGATCCCCTTTTCCGGACCAAAGGGCCGCGGGTGCCGGGCTTTGCCGGCGGGGTCGAGAACTTCGGCGGCGGCCTGGCGCTGGTCGGTGAGCGCGGCCCCGAGCTCGTGAACCTGCCGAGCGGGAGCGACGTGATCCCGATGGCCCGCGGCGGTGGCATCGTCAATAACTTTTACCTCGTGGACAACTCCGAGAACCTCGCGCGGAAGACGGCGGCGCTGATCATGGGGTCGGTGAAGCGCGGCCAGAAATTCGGGCTCGCCTGATGGCGACGGTCCCCGCAGTCCTCGGGTCGGCGCGGCTGGGGAACTTCCGGCTTGGGTATGAGTCGTCTGCCCTCCTGGCGGTGCGGACCACACGGGTCCGGATCTTCCTCGCGGGCGTGGAGTCGCGGTCGCGCGTGCGGATGGACGGGTTCACGATCCACGACGCGTTGAACGAACAGCCGAATACCTGCGCGTTCACGGTGGACGGGTCGGCGCCAGTGGTCGGGCAGGCGGTGCGGGTCACCATCAACAGCGATACCCCGCGGCTCTTGTTCAACGGGTCGATCGAGACCGTGGATCTGAGCTACGAAGGGAAGGCCGCGAACTGGGCGTGGGCGTGCACCGCGACGGATGACCTCGCCCATCTCAATCGCCGGTTGCCGTTCGGGGCGTATACGAATCTCTCGGCCACGACCATCGCCACCACGCTCGTGGCGTCGTTCGCGCCGACCTTCACCACGACGAACGTGGCGGCGGGCCTCGCCACGATCTCGGTCAACCTCGACGGGTCGGAAGGGATGAGCGGGGCCCTCCGCCAGATCACGCAACTGATCGGCGGGTACTTCTACGTGGAAGATGCCGACTTGCATCTCTTCCTGACGGAGTCCACGGGGACGCCGGATCCCATTCAGACCGGGTACGCGTTCGCGGACACCCCGCCGATCACGATGTCGACGGACCTCACCCAACTGCGGACGCGGGTCTACGGCAAGGGCCACGGCGAGAATGCCGTGATGGACGTGGCGGTGGGAGAGACCATCCTCCCGATTGTCAATGCCTCCATGTTTAATCCGGTCGGTGGGTTAGCGATCGTTGCGACGGATGTCATCGGCTACACCGGCAGGCAACTCGGTGGCGCCGGGTCAGTGGTCGGGCCTTCGGCATCACCGCTCGTGGCGCCGACGCTCGCGATGGCTGGCGGCAGCGTCGACTCAGGCGTGCATCAGTACGCGTACGTCTTCGTCACAGGCGCTGGGAAGACACTACCTAGTCCACTGGCGACGATCACGAAGAGCCCGACGATCCTGACGCCACCGGGTGCCCCGTTAGTGGTGGACGATCTCAGCACACCAGGGGCACTCGTCGTCGGTCAGGTCTATAAGTGGCTGCTCACGTTGGCTACTGATAGCACGCATGAGACCACTGCGGGAACGGCCTCGGCTGGGCTGACAGGGACCGGCCATGCGGGGTCGTTGCTGAATACAACGCCAAGCATGGCTGGCATTCCACCGACGACAACCGTACGGATTTATCGCACGGTAGGTAACGGTGCGACTTACTACCTTGAGACCTCTACGACTGCGTCACAGTTTCAGGATAATCCGAACAGTTCAGCCATCGTCGGCGTGATGAGTGACGCCGCTCTCGTGACGCAACCGAACCCGCCCGGAGCGAATACGGCGAACACCGGCGGAGCGGTGGTGACTGGCATCGCGCTCGGTCCTGTCGGCACGACCTCGCGGGAGGTCTACCGCACGGCCACAGGCGCCGCGCAGTTGAAACTCCTCACGACCATCGCGAACAACACCTCGACCGGACCGTACGTCGACATCCTCGCAGATGCGTCGCTCGGCGCGAACGCTCCCGTGACGGACACCTCCGGTCTCACGACGTCCACCGGGAAAGTCAACGCCGGGAGCACGAGCGTCGAGACCGCCAACTCCGGACCGTTCAGTACCTCCGGTGGCTGGGTCATCAACGGGACGCAGCAGATCCGCTACACCGGCATCACCGGCAACACGCTCACGGGTATCCCGGCCACCGGCACCGGCTCAATCGTCAATACGATGGCGTACGGGGAGCACCTCGACCCCGTGCCAGCCCTCACCGGTTGCGTGTCGATCGATATCGCGATCCCGAAAGGGCAGCCCGTCAACATCTGGGTGCAGCGCGACGACTTCTCGGCGCAAACCGCGCAGGCCGTCCTCGAGGGCGGCGACGGAATCTATGAGTACCTCGTCACCGACGAACGGCGCGGGACGGATTCACTCATCGCGCTCTGTGACGCGCATCTCCATCTCTACTCACGGCCGATGGTGACGGTGACCTACGCCACACGCGACGTCAAGACGAAGTCTGGTAAGACCATCGTGGTCAACTTGTCGAGTCCGCCGATGAGCCAGACGCTGACCATCCAAGACGTCGTCATCAGCGAGATCGACGTAGCGCCAGGAACGGCGCCGAAGTTTACGGTACAAGCGTCCAGTGTGCGCGACACGATTGAATCCTTCCTTCGGAACATGTCCACGGCGATAGCGCGGAGCCCACGGTGAACGATGCCCTTTAACAAAACCGCCTGGACGGCGCTGGGCAATGACGACGGGTCGAACACCGTCGGCACGCTGATCGACAAGACGCAACTCTCGACCCTGATGGCGCCGGTCATCCAGACGACGACGTCCACCGGCACACAGAACAATTTCGCGATCACGGCCGACACACGGTTGCTCCGGTGTAACAACGCGTCCCTGCTCACGATCACCGGGATGACGGCGGGCTATGACGGGCAAGAGGTGATGATCACGAATGTCGGCGCGGGTCTCGTGAGTCTCCCGCACCAGAACGCGAGCTCGACGGCGGCGAACCGGTTCTTCAACATCGCCACGAGCGGCGCCACGTCGTTATCGCCGGCGTCGGGTCGCGCCCGCTACGTCTACGATGCCACGTCGGTCGCGTGGGTGCTGCTCGAGCACGACCAGGGCGCCTTCATCACGCCGACCTACGCGGGAACCGACTACACCTCGCCGACCGGGACATGGGTCGTCGGGGCCGGGGACGTGCTGGCGGCGTCGTATTTGCTGAAGGGCCGTAAGTTGGATATCAAGATTTGGCTGGGCAGTACGGATGTGACCGGGACACCAGCCACGCTCAACCGGGTGATTCCGGGCGGCTACACGGCGGTCGCGGATCCGGCCACTGGCACGCGTTGCAATGATGCTGGCGCTGCGGCGCCTGGTCTTTGCCAATGCGCGGGGACGGCGATGCTGTTTTACTCGACCATGGCGGGGGGAGGCTGGACCGCGGGGGCGAATCGCGCGATTGAGTGCATCAAGACGATCGAGGTGGCCTAAATGGATCTGCTCACTGTCCTGATCGTCTTGATCCTCGTCCTATGGCTCGGTGGGTACGGGTTCGGCGTGGCGGGGAGCGGCATCCACTTGCTGCTCGTCGTGCTGGTGATCATCGTGCTGATCAAGGTGGTCCGCGGGGAGCGGCTATGACGTACCCCGAGTCGTTCCCACCGATCGACCGGCGGCAATCGATCGTGCCGCTCCCGAGTAACACGCAGTATGTCGTCGCGGTGGTGGCGATGATGCTGATTGGCGTGATGGCGGTCGTGGCGATCGTGCTCGGCCGCCCCGAGAAAGACAACACCGCCGTCATTGCGACGATTGTCGGCTTCCTCGCGCCGACGACGTTGTCGCTCCTCGCGTTCATGAAATCGCAGGAGACGCATTTGTCGGTCAATTCCCGGCTCGACGCCTTCATGGCGAATGCGCGCCTGGCCGCGCACGCGCAAGGCGTGACCGAAGGGCGGGCACAGGGCCGACAATCCGCCGATGCCCGCACCGATGATCTCGC